AAAGTCTGGCCTCACCCGCGAAGAATACGAACGGCGCGAGAGTCAAATTCCGCGCCACGAGGACGAGCGCAGTCACGAACTTGATGACACTGCGTCGATGGAGCATGTGATGAGGGTTGGGATGATGATGAAGGATTTATGAGAGAGAATACGAAACCAATCCGAGTCCGAATCTGCGACAAGAAACATCCGCACTACCCGGCTGTTGGCGTGCTGACTGGTAAAGTTATTCGCCTGTTTGGAAAGCCAATGGCGGAAGTTAAATTCGATCAGGACTCTCATGGCACAGAAGGCTGCTTCGTTGATGCGGGACAGGTGGAGCAAATATGAAACACCCCGGCATTATCGAGCGTCGAATGGCCAAGCGTAACCTGATGGATCACGGCGACCACCACGGTTGGGCCAGCCGCGATTACGCCGACATCGACTGCAAGGCGACTGGCTGCATGTGGAATAAAAATCTCAAGTGCAATGTGCCGAGTTTGTGTGAAATTTTACCAGATGGAAAATGCAAGGGGTTAAAAGTGGCTCCGATGAAACGTGGGCTTGAAGGAGACTAATTTTATGCAAACCCCCACCACAGACAAAATGGTAGCCGCTAATGGCATGGTCAGCGCAGACCTGTGCCGAAAATTCGAGGCGGCGTTAAGAACGATTGCACGTTACGACGAGGAATCAATTTGGTCAGACGACCGGGATGATGCGGCTAATGCGATGCTAGGCGTGGCCAGAGAGGCTTTGGGTGAGAAGTGAGTCCCTACGAGCAACAAGCCCGACAACTCCGCGACAAGGTTTTCTGCCACACCATCGGCGACGACCAGTGGGCGAATGTCAGGGAGAAGTGGATTGCGGATTTGGAGTGGCTAAAGGCGCAGAAGGATTTGCGGTGTCAGTATCCTCCAACAAAATTATGCCCGACGACAATTTCATAATCCCTCCTGATACTGACGCCGGAATCGTGGCCAGAATGACCCTTCAAGAGCGAGTTGACAGGGCGATTAAATTGTTGAAAGAGCATGAGCCTGCGGAGGGGTATTGCTTGGCCTACAGTGGCGGCAAGGATTCCGACACGTGTAAAAAGCTACTTCAGCTTTCGGGTGTGAAATTTGAGTCTTGGTACAATCAGACCACCATTGACCCTCCAGAGTTGGTGCGTCATGTGAAATCGCAGTCCGACGTTAAATGGAGCTTGGCAAATAAAAACATGATGTCCCGCGTTGCCGAGAAATCAGCAGCCCCTCCCACAAGAATGATGAGGTGGTGCTGTGACGAGTACAAGGAGAATAGCCAGCCATTTGTGGGCAGAGTTAAGATTGTCGGAGTTCGCGCGGCAGAAAGCCCAAGGCGCAAGCATAGATGGTCTGAAAATGCGCTGGACATGAATAAGCAAAAGACGATTTGTCCAATAGTTTATTGGTCCGACGACCAAGTTTGGGAGTTCCTAAAACAGTACGGAGTGACAGTCTGCGTGCTGTATTCAGAGGGATGGAAGCGGCTCGGGTGTGTTGGCTGCCCACTCAACAACCAAAGCAGGGAAAAAGAATTTGTGCGCTGGCCAGCGTTTGAAAGAAACTGGAAAAATGCCGTGGTGAAGAATTGGGAAAATTTTCACGATAAGCAAACGCTCAAAGGCAAACCCACGTTTCAATCACGCTTCAAATCCGGAGAAGAATTGTGGCACTGGTGGATGCAGGATGACAAAGCGCCAGACCCATTTCGAGAAGATTGCCAATCAGGACTAATGTGGACTAACGACGATGGTTTGCAAAACTCACCAAGTTAAAATCTTCATCGCTGGCGACCTCGACCAGATTCGTAAAACATGCCGCATCTATTGCCTCTGCGGGCTGTGCGTCACTATAACGCCGACAGAATTTATTTACACTGGCGGCATGGAGACTGGGGTTGAAATTGGCCTGATGAACTATGCGCGATTTCCAGATGAGCCTTTCAAGATCGACGAGCACGCGATGAATTTGGCGAGACAGTTGATGGCTGATTGCTTCCAGCGTTCCTGCTCTGTGGTGACGCCAACAGAATCGCATTATCTACAGAACGAAGGCATCACCATCCCCCGCTAATTCCACGAGCAGTCATCCAGCATTGCTTATTTGGAATCCTTGCCGACGCTGGAATCGAACACCAGCAGCCAACCTGTGATCCGCTAGAAGTCCACTGGCCCACAGAGCCGCACACCCACAGGCCGTTATTCTCCGTCTTCATTGGGCACAGGCGGCACCGACGCATTCTCGGCAGCATCAACCTCACCCGCTGATTCCGATTCCTCGGTGGCCTCGACAGGAGCATCAACAACCCCATTGCGACCGCTCGTTTGCTTAATCGAAAGATGCCGGTAAGGGGGAACTTTTGGAGATAGGCGAAGCTGATTGACAGGCACAGATTGGTCCACGTAGCCATCCTTGAGACTCGTTTTCGCGAGATAACCCGCCATGACCTCCACGATTTGCACATACGATTTCCTGATGGTGTTTCCGAGCCTTAAAACGTAGCGACTCGGGGTAGATTTCAAAAGTGTCTCGCGCTCGATTTTCTCGACGTACCTCTCGAAAGGCTTTTTCTCAACAGCGTGGATTGACCAGCCGATTGTTTCGTCGGTCTGCATCTCGATTAGTTCCGTGTTGTGAAGCGATTTAATGAACCCGCAGGCTTCAAGAATGCCCATCCTGAGTTTGCGTCTGCGGAACGTGGTGTGAACTTCCGGCCATTGCTTCGCTAGGATCGACGTGAAATCTTTTCGCAGTGGAAGTGCGTAGAGCTTACAAAATCCCAGGTTGAGGACTTTGCGCTTGTCCATGAGCCATTTCATCCCGCCGCGACAGAGAAGTGCGAAGTGAAGGTGCAGGGTTGCCACGTCGGTTATTCCCGCATCAGCCGCGCAGTACCGCACGAAATTTTCAAACTCGTTGGCCTCGGCTTCGGAATTGCCGAGGAGCGGTTGATTTCCGAATTCCTTCTTGGTTTCCGGTTGCGCTACTGGACTGTCAGGCCACCGCAAATAATAAGCAGGCGTGACCCCTTCGCACTTCTGGGCGATTTTTTCGAGAACGGTTTTGCGAACGAGCCACGACTGGCCTTCAGAGTCGAAGGAGTTCGCGTTTAAAATCTCGCTGATGAATTTCCACTGTGCCTCGTTTTCTGCGGGCATGGCGAGTTCGACGAAGAAGCACGGGCCATTAGACTCCTGCGACGGCGTGGCGTAAATTGGCCACACGATTTCTTGGGAGTCGCGAACGTCTCGGATTTTCCAGAGTTGCTTGTCGGAGATGGGGGTGTGGGTTCTCATTCTGCGAATCCCCACACTTCAATTTCTTCGTTGCCAGCCTCAAATTGAATAGAGCCTTCAGATGTTGGCGCAGGAAACCACAACCCGTCCTTGGATGACGACGGCGGTAAAACTTTGGCAATTTTCTTGGCAAGCTCAATCGTCTCTTTTGAGATAGGCTCTCCGTCGCCGTCACCAAGCCATCCTTTTTCGAGAGATGAAAAGCTGTCGATGCGTTTTAGGATTTCATCTAGTGTCATAACCTCAATGCCCGCTAAACCACTTGGCCTCATGCTCACGCTCGGCCTCAGCAGCAAGTTGCCGCCGTGCCCGCTCGATGTACGCCGCGACTTCAGGATAAGCCTTGAGTTCGTCGGTGCCGATTAGCGAGAGAAGGTAGAGGGCGGGGACGGTTGATGTCCTGTCCTTGAAATGGGGGCCGGGGATTGGAAACTCGTCGAAGTCGGTGAGGGTTTTGAGTGGCTTTTGTTTTTTCATGTCGTGATGATTCCTTGGGCTACGGAAGGGGTGTCGTGTTGAAATCCTTCGATGGGCACAAGTTTTCGCAAGGCGTAGGAAGTCGCGCTAAAACTGTGGTTGTAGATTTTTGATGACGGGGCGATTGTCTCGCCTTGCTTCTTTCCGGGTTTCAGATAGCGTGCCCATGCGATGTTCCAGCGGCAGTGCGCTGATATGAAAAGCCGGTTGTCGAAAAACAAACGCTTCGTCATATCAATGCGCTGCATGATTGAGCCATGTCCTTTTTCCACTGGAATAAGGTCAATCTTGCCACCACTAACATCCTTGAAAATCTGAGCGTCTGTGCGGTGCGCTCTTGCATCGTAACCAACCACCGAGTCGTCTGCAAAATGGTACCACTTCACCTCTGGCCTTCCGGGGTTGTCTTTTGCGATCCATTCCGTCCAAAATTTTACGCGCTCAAAAACTTCGTACGCGAATTTCTTTACATTGAGATTTGTGCCAACTGATACGACTTCATCAAAAACACTGAACACAATCTCATCTTGAGGATTGCGGTGCGTGCAAATGAAAGAGCAAGCGTGATTGTTGACCCCACCAGGATCGTTTCCGGTGTAAAGGGTAATCGAAGATTTTTCAGGCGTGATTACCTCCCACTTAGATTTGTCTGATCCTTCGCACTTGCCTATGAAATGAATATTGGGCAGCACGACATCATCGAAATGACCAGCAGAAACATCTTTTGCCCACTCTCCAGTGGGATTATCCACGAGCCTTTTAAATTTAATGACATCGTGTGCGTACCTACGCTTCAAGTCATCCTTCTCGCGAGGGTCGAGGAATGGATTTTCGTAAAGAGAAAAAAGACGAATCTCAAACTCGTCGTGGTAGTTGTCACGAAAATATTTTGAGTCTGGATTTTTCCCCTCCTCAAAGATGCAAAATAAATGGCTGTCCGATCCTTCTTCTGGCCAATTACAATCGACGATAATTTGATGTTTGGAAAAATCTAGTCCGAGAACGCGAAGTTGGTCACAGAGTGAATCGAACAAAATTCTATCCTCAAATTGGTCGGCCTCTGAAATCCAAACCATCGAGAAGCGAGCGCCCTTGAACTTCTCAGGAGCCGCAAAAGCATAATCACAGGAATGAAGTTGCACCTCGCTAATTGTTCCATGCTGATTCCTGACCCGGACGTATTCCATTTTTGAAACTCCGTCCACGCCAACTTTCTCAATCTTGAATCCCCAACCGGCATTCTCCCATCCCGGTAAAACAAAATTCACCAAGTCTTTCCATACACCAATTTTTGCGTTCTTAATCGAGCGACAGACGACCGCGACCACTGCGCCATCCGTCTCCCACAAATGACGCGCCACCTTGTTTGCTATGCATATGCTTTTCGAAGCCTTCCTGGTCCCAATGGCAAGGATATGCCGCTTTGTGGAATTGTACAGGCCGTAGCCCTTTATTGAGAGCAGCGGGTACGCTTCGCCGTTCTCGTTAATGACAAATCGCTGGTAGCGATACTCCTCACCCCAAGGGGGCTGGATGTTCAGGCTGGCTAGTTCTGGAGGAAGCTCAATCACGGGTCATTTTTGTGTCGCACTTGCACGATTCATTTCGCTGTGCGACAGTGTATGGCAAGCCGACTACAATGTCAACAACGGTGTGATTTCAAAATATGACTGACTTGAACGTGGATTTGTCCGGTAGCGACGCCGACTCCCTTAAAGACCTCAAGGTTGGGGATCGCGTTTGCTTGAATTATCTCGAAGGCACCGTCAAATCCAACGACGGCGAAAACCTCTCCGTGTCGGTTTCAGAGATTGAGCCTGACGAGGCGAAGTGCGGCCCCGCTGACGACTCCGAAGATTCCGCTGACGCCTCGGCCCCGGACGAATCTGCCGAAGGCGAAAAGCCCATCGCAGTTGTCGCGATGATGGGCAAGAAAAAGTGAGCCAGAAATTCTCTGGAGAATCCAAATGCCCAAAGCTCAAGTGGGAGTTTCAAATAAACGAGGACGGCACGGTAAACTTCACCGTTCGCGCAAAACGCTTACGGTTGCGGGAGGAGCGCGGGCAATTTCGTTTTTCGATTTTGCAATGGCAGAACAAGCTGCCGTTGGAGATCAAATTAAATGGGCATTCGGCGATGACGATGGTGGACCTAAAATTGTGGTCCGAAATTTTACCATCGGAAATCCCGGCAGTGCTTTGGGGAAAACTTCACAAACTGGCGAATCGCAATGATCGATCTGGAGCTTCTAAAACAAAAGGGGGCGACGCCCGAAAACTTCCGCAAGCTGTTTGCTCCGGAGGGCAAGAAGGCGGTAGTTGACCCAAAGCTCGTTGCGCTCCAGACGAAACATAGCAACCGATTACGTCGTGCCATTGATACAAATCTTCAGGAGGCACCCATCTACGGCGCCATCGACCGCTCTCTGGAAGCCGCTCAAGACAACATCCCCAACATCCAAGCTCGGATGCTGGCCGCGATGGGCAAAACCGACGAGGAGATTTCGCAGCTATTCAAGGATTTCAACTTGGACAAGCTGCTGGAGCCAGTCTTTCAAGTCGTGGATGGCAAGGAGACGATGCTGCTGAATGAGCGTCGTGAGCCTATCCTGACGTTCAACAAGCCCCTTTTCGAGCAAGTGTTCCTGCCGATGGTTCAGTGCTACTGCGACATGCGGGCGGGCAAGCTGTTCAACGACCGCAATCTTTTTCCGCGTTACAAGTATGCGCCGGGGAGGATGACGCTGAATGACATGGTGACGGCAGATGTCGTGACCAGTCGTGTGCAGCGCATGACCTCGGACATGGGGTACGCCGACGACGACAAGCAGAGCTTCAAGCAGATGCTTTATTACGGCACTTGCTTCAACTTCCCCAAGGAGGCGTATCATCGCGAGGAATATGACACGCTCGACAACGGTAAGACTGTCACGAAAGTAAAGCGCGAGGGCGTGAGATTCGTCATTCCACACCCGTCGCGTCATTTCTGGGACCGCAGTTGCCCGCTCTATACGCTGAACTCCGACACTGGTTGCAGCTATTTCGGCTACTGGGACATTTTGAAGTGGGCCGACGTGCGCGATAATCCACTGTACTGGAACACCGACAAAATCACCTACGGCGGCTACGACCTTTTCTCGACGGCGACGTGGCGAATCTTCCAATCGTTTTACCCATGCACCGTTCAGTTGCCACCCGTCCTGCGCGACCTCAAGACCAAGGACCAGTTTGACCGAATCTCCCAAGAGCAGTCGTCATTCCTGAAAGACAGTGATGACGCGACGATTACGCTGGCGGTGTTGTTCGACAAGGTGATTCCGAAGGATCACAACCTGTTCGACTACGACAAGCCGGTGTGGATGCGGTTCATCTACGCTAATTTCAATTCCTGCATCTACTGCGAGCCGATAGCGTACACCCCTGGCTACGTTTATCTCGACCGCTACGATGCCAACAAGACCGTGCCTTCGGGCATGGGGTTGCAGTTGACGCCGTTCGCGCAACTCCTCGGAAATTTCCTGACGCAGCACTTCATGTCGGTGAAGCAGAACATGCTTCGTGTCGCGTGGGTCAATACCGACATCATGCCAGCAGACCAGATCGACATCCTTGGCAGGATGAAGGACAAGCTGTATCAGGGCATCAATTGGCTCAAATATTCCAAGAAGCACAACAGCTTTCAGATCGGCGACCGTGGCGACCAGCGCGAGGCTGTGACGACCATGCAGACGCCGCAGGTCAATGTTCAGGACATTTCGGCGAACATCAGCATGACGCTCATGGCCGTCGAGCGAATGCTCGGCTTTTCCCCGCAAGAAGTCGGCGCCCCTGCGAGCCATGAGCAATCCGCCACCGAAGTCTCCGTGGCAAACGAGAATACGTCGGTAAACCTTGAATTCACGGGCACCGGCATTGACTCCGCGTGGGCGGCGAAGAAGCGACTGCTCTACACGGCGTTTTATTGCTACGGCTCTGACGAAGTGTTTGCCGAAGTCGCCGACCTCACTCCCGAGCGTCAGGCGGCGTTGGAAAAACTTGGCTTCGAGATTGAAAAAGGCGACGGCGCGAATACGCATTTTGGAGTCAAAGGCAAGAAGGCTGCGCTCGTCATGGACACGTTCTTGTCCGACCGGGAAGGCGTCAATCGCCTCAACGATTCCAAGGTTGGCATCGCGATGCTCCAGAACCTCGGGCAAGTCGCGCAGAACCCCATCCTGTTCCAAACCATCGGCGCTCCCCAGTTCGTCCAGTTGTTCAACTACGTCTGGAAGATGATTGGACTGCCCGACGACTTCCGGCTCAAGGTGGCCAATCCTGACGCTGCCAAGACCCCACAGGAGCAGCAACAGGCGATGATTCAAATGTTGGAGCAGGCCAAAGAGCAAATCGTCCAGCAAGCCGTGCAAGTCGTGGACCAGCAAATCAAGCAGCAGGTCGTTGCCCCGACGACTCAGGAATTCATGCAGACCAAGCAGGCGATTGAAAAATTGATGCAGGGTCAGCAAGTGCAGGGAGAAGTTGTTCAGCGACTCACCCCGTTGTTGCAACTGCTACAGCCTCCGACCGCGCCAATTCAGTCGCCTATGCCTCCCACTGGCCCAGTGATGCCGCCACAAGTTTTACCAAATGCAAATCCTCCGCTCAGACCTCAAGACCCTGCCACAGCCTAAAGCTGACGAACTGGCAATATTTCTCAAAAGCGACACTTGCAACACACTCCGCGAGGTCGCGAAGTCGCGCATTGCCGAGCAACTGCTTTTGGTGGGCGAGACAACCACCGCCAACTCGGAGAGCTTCATGCAAACTGGAGCGATCAACCAAGGCGCAAACGAGGCAGTTTTTGCCATGTCTCGCCTATCCATTTTCCTCACCGTACTCGACGAAATTCAGAAAGACCTGCTCGAAAACAGGCATCTGAAAGTCGTGGAGAAAATCACCATCGACCGAGAATAACTACACACAAAACCAAGACCCTTGCACTACTCCATTCACTTGCTAAAGATCGCATCCATATCATTCGCCGCCAGCTTTACAATGTCGTTGATTATGATTTTGGCACCATTCTGTATATGCAACCGAATTGGTCCTGTCCGACTGTTTAATGAAATTGTGGTGGATATAATTTGGGAAGACATATCTCGCAGGATTCGCGTATGGGGGAATTGTAAATGAAAACGCGATGCCAGTTATATTTGGCCATTGTGGCCCTCCCTATTCTGTTCACGTCCAAATTGTTTGCGAGGTATCATTACCACAATATCTGCCTATCTGATTTAATCGCTGCAATAGGAGTCGCGGCGGCCATATGCGCGTTTTGCCTTACGATTTCAGACCTAATTAAATCTAAAAATGAAAATTGACCAAACCAAATGCGATCATTGCGGGAAGGTGCATGACAATGATTCCTTTCTGCTTTGTGGAGGAATTGCCCGGTTGCTGCTAGAAACGCGAACAGCGACTGGTCGTGGCAGCTTCGACTTCTGCAACGAGGATTGCCTTCGCAGGTTTCTAAACGGCAGGTATTCCGAATCGCACTCGCACGAGGAATCATTTGAGGGGTGGAGATTGGCTATGGACATCATCACGGCCCCCATCCTTCCAAAAGACGCAAAAGAACGTCTGGATAAAATTTTAAACAAATAACCACATCAATTATGTCCAAAGACACCAAGACCACTCCCGCTACCCCTGTCGCTACCCCCGAACCCGCACCGACTGCACCGACCCCGAGTGTGCCTGCGCCGACTCCTGCTCCTGTCTCAAAGCCTGACGTTGCCGACGTAGTGGCTCAGGATTCGGCTGTGAAGGCGTTGCTTGGAGCGACGCCTAAGAAGTCGCATAAGGCCGAGAAAGAGCCAGCCGCCGCAACTATTAAGGATTCCTTAAAGGTTGAACCCACGCCCGCTCCAACCCCCGATAAACCATCGGCAACTGAGCCTGCCGCGATTGCTGCCACCGCCGCACTGGCACCAACCCCGCTCAAGGTCCGCAAGCCGAAGCCGCAAGCCGAACCTTTGACCGCCGCGCAGATTGCCGAAGCGACCGCGACCGCCGTTGCCAAAGCGATTCAGCCGAAATCTGAACCCACCGCGCCTGCCACGGTTGAATTGCCGCCCGCGTTGGACAATATGCGGCCCGTGTTCGAGCAGCTTGAGTCCCTGAACCCGAACAAGTACAAGGGCATCACGAAAAAGGCGGCTGAGAAGTATGCCGACTTTGCGCGGAAGGAATTGGCGTACGCCGAGAATTGGGAGCGCAACGAGCAGCAGCGGCAGATTGCCGAGGGGAAATTCGATCCCGCCAATCCGCCAGTGTTCAATGCCGAAGACCCGCAGCACGCCGCGTTCTACAACCGCAACAATCCCGACGTCGAGATTGACCCTGAGGACTTGGAGGAAGCCCGATTTGAAATCAAGTTCAACCAGCGGTTCGAGAAGCGCGTTAAACCGAAGCTGGAGGAGGCCGAGAAGACAATCAGCAATCTCAAGGCTACTCCCGCCGCCGCGCAGTCCGTCGATCAATTCCAAGGGTCGCTGCTGTCCACACTCGCGAACGGACCTGTGACGCCGCAGAGTTTCAAGGAGTGGAGCGAGACGAATCCTTTGGAGGCTGAAATTGCGGGACAGGTGCAGGAACAAGTCGCGCCAGTGGTTCACGCAGCCTCATTGCTGTGGGACGGTGCCGTCGCCATGGATCAAAACAACGCGACGCATACGGTGGCCGCGCAAGCCTTTCAAAGATTCGAGCAAACCTTGGATGCCCACCGCGACCAGTTGGTTGACGACAAAGGTCGGTCGTGGCTTCCACTCGCCGAGTATTCGCAACTGTCGCCGAGCAAGCAGCGTGATTTCTTCACCACGACCAAGGACAAGTTTGTCAACTACCTTGCCCTCGAAGCTGCGGCCCGCGTGAGAGATGTGGCGAAAAATCAAATGGAAATTATCGAGCGTGGCGCGAAACGTCTCGGTTATCAAAAACCCCAAGTGCCACCAGTGACACCTCAGTCACAGTCGCAAACACCGTCGTCACCCGCGCCATCATTGGTTTCTCCTAGTGTTTCCAGCGGGGCACCTACACCTCCCGCAAGAGGTGTCGCTCCTGCTCCAGTGGTCAACGGTGTCAGTGCAGTTGGTGGTTTGCTGGGCGTTCGTTAGGTTTAATTGCTGAGTATTCCCACGCTGATTTCCGATTGTCGGTGCAGCGGCGAGCCGATGTAGGCTGGTTGGCATACCTTGCAATTAAATCATGTCTGACACGACAATTTCCGCAAATTTCATCGGCAAGTGTACCTTCGCTGCTGGCGTCGATGCTTCCCGCATTGACGGCATGACGCTGGTCAACATCGAGCCTACCAAGCCTTCTCAGGCTGACACCATCTACCGCGACAAGGCGAATGCTTTGTGGCGTCTCATTGGTCCCATGTTTGAAGCCGATTTTCGCGGCAAGGCGTGTCAGGCCAAGGTGAACGGTTTCGCTGACTGGATCAAAATGGCGGGCACCAAAGTCATCGACGCGGAGAAGATGACCAAGATCAAGGCCAAGTCCGACCTCACCGACGTTCTGCCGTACATCAAGATGGAGGTCACGAACCCCATCAATAACCAGCACTGGAATTTCACTTCCGGCACGGCTGCGGGAGCGGGCGAACTGACCCCAAACCTCGGCGCTACATTCCAGTGGAAGGGCATTGTGGCAAGTTCCAAGAGCATTCCGTCAGACCCCCGCTGGTTCGGCGCTCGCAGCGTGGTGACAATCCTCGGCAAAGACGCTGGCACGGGCGGCAAAGTGCTGTCCTCGTATCAGGTCAAGGACGCGGCCATCGTGGCCGGAAACCTCGTCATCTTCATGGACAACATCGGCAGCAACGTCGATGACCCGCTCTACAACTACGACAACACGCATTACAAGCGTTCCAATGTCGTTCGCGGCGTGCTCACTCGCGGCCTTCCCAACGTGACCACGGCGGAAGCCTTCTGCGACAACATCCCTGGTTTGAACATGAAACAGTTGAAGCCTTTCTGGCTCCAGCAGTCTCGTTTCAACATAAAAGAGGACGACCAGTACCAAAAATACGTCAAGCTCATTTCCGAAAACAACCCGCTGTTCGCCGCGTTTGGCGACGTGGATTCGGTCGAGTATGCGCGTCAGGTGATGGAAGATCACGACAACCGCCTCGTCAACACGTTCCTGAGCAATCCGGCGCTCGTCAATCAGACGGTCGAGAAAGTTGACCAGTTGGAAAAAGTGGCGTGGTTCGTTGGCGATGCCAACTCCCCGACCTATTCGTGGACTGGCCGCTATCAATGCCGTCGAGCCAATGCGATTGGATACCTCGAACAGTTGGCCGAATGCACCGACAACCTCGGCATCCCGGCCCTCGTGGACGCCCTCGGTCTCAAGATCAAGTTGTCCGACATGCACAAGAAGTTCTACAACATCCTCCGCGTGCGTAAGGCGCGTGGTCAGGATGGCAAGGTGCTGGAACTCTGGCTGCCGAGCGATGTGCGCGAAAAACTCGTCGCGGCTTACGTCACCTACTTCAAGGAGAAATCCATCGACACGATGCGTATCAACATGAACGCGCAGTCGAACAGCCTCGGGTTCACTTGGTACACCATCGACCTCGACTGGCCGAATGTTCAGTTGCGATTGGTGACTCACGACGCGCTCGACGATTATGTTTCGGCGGCTCGCGACGCGGCTTTGGCTGCGGGTGACAACGCCGCGACTGCGGACGCCTATAAGGCGATTGCCTCGCTGATGTTCTGCCCCGACTGGAGCGCGAGCTATCGCGGCCTGATCGACAGCGGCACCTTGACGATGGAAACCGGCACGGCGCAAGAAATCGCCCGCGTTGACTCCTCGTTGCTCTGCGGCCCGCTCGTGGTGCCTCAGCAGCGCGTGAAGCATTACTGGGAGACGTTCACCCAGATTACGGAATGCGGTATCTCGCAAGCCGCATGGGAGAACTTCGACATCACTGGCTTCGACCAGTAAACATCGTTGG